ATTTTAAAGATGTTGATGAAGATTTAGAAACAGAACACAGATGTCCAAGTTGTGGTTATGAGTGGAGTGGAAAAGCAAAATAATATAAGAAGCATTTTACAAAAATTTTTTGAAGATATACCAGAAAATTTGGCTATAGCTACATCTGGTGGTATTGATTCTGCTGCTTTAATGTTTTCTTCAATGGCTGCTGGTCATAAAAAACCAAATATAGTCTCTTTTACTTTTGATGACTTTGAATCACATGATTTTAAGTCTGCAAAAAAATTAGCAAGATATTACAATTTAAAATTTTTACCAGTAATATTACCATCAGACCAAAATGAGATTATCAAGACAGTACACTACCTTATAAAAGAAATCAAATGCAAGAAAAAAAGTGCCATTGAATGTATGTTCCCCTTCGTATATCTTCTTAAGGTTTTAAAAGAAAATAAGATAAAAACTCTTGTAACTGGCTTGGCTGCTGATGGTCATTTTGGTTTATCTAAAAAAGCCATGATACATTACTCAAAAGATGATAAAAAATTTAAGCAACTTCGCCAAGAATATTTCTCAACTTATGAGTCTGCACATATAAGTCGTTTACAAACACTTTGCGACAAAAACCAAATAAGTTTACTGAATCCATATTTTATGCCTGCTGTTTTTGATCTTTGGATAAACAAGAATTGGCAAGAACTAAATAAACCTAGACAAAAAGAAGCAATAAAAAAATATTTTCCAGAATTAGATAAATTTAAAATTAAACCGCATACTAATTTACAACTAGGAGATAGCAAAATTGCACAAAGAGTAGGAAATGCGGTAGTTTCTAAATATAAACCTTACGCTAAATCGCCAGTTGGTATCTATAACAGAATCGCAAAAGGCATCTATGCCTAAACCAATCTATAAAATACCGTCTATGGTAGAAATTGAAGCAACACCGTGGAATGGTTTTAAAGTTGCTTCAACATTCTCTGGTTGCGGTGGTTCTTGTCTTGGTTATCGTATTGCTGGTTATAAAGTTGTGTATGCAAACGAATTTATAGAATCCGCAAGACAAACTTATAAAGCTAACCACCCAAACAGTTATCTTGACCCAAGCGACATAAGAAAAATTACTGCAGACGATATTTTAGATAAAATAAACTTAAAAAAAGGCGAACTTGATTTATTTGATGGTAGTCCGCCTTGTGCTGCTTTTTCTATTGGTGGCAAACGTGAGGCTGGTTGGGGTAAAGAAAAAAACTACAGCGAAACAACACAAAGAGTAGATGATTTGTTTTTTGAATATGCAAGAATCTTAAATGGTTTACAACCAAAAGTATTTGTTGCAGAAAATGTTTATGGTCTTGTACAAGGTACTGCAAAAGGTTATTTCAAAAGAATATTGACCAAACTTAAAGATTGCGGTTACAACGTAAAATGTAAAGTTTTAGATGCTCAATGGCTTGGTGTGCCACAGATGAGAAAGAGGACAATTTTTGTCGGAGTTAGAAACGATTTAAACATGGAACCAGTACACCCAAAGCCAATACCATATCAATATTCTGTTGGCGAAGCACTAATTGGTGTTGAACAATCAGATGAATATAAACCTATTGTTGAAAATACAGAAACTTATCGTTTATGGAAAGAAACAAAACCGGGCGATCAATTTTATAAAGCTGCCATAAGGTTAACTGGCCAAAACAAATTTTTTTCTCATGTAAAGCAATCTCCATTTCGTGTTGCTAATACTGTTGTACAAGGAACTATGGATAAATACCATTGGTCAGAACCTCGCTTGTTTACAATTCAAGAACTAAAACGAATCAGCAGTTTTCCTGACGATTTTATTCTGCATGGTAATCTGTACCAAAAGTGGGAAAGAGTCGGTAGGGCTGTACCACCACTTATGATGGCCAAAGTTGCAGAAACTATAGCCAAAGAAATATTAGAAAAAATCTAAATGGACATACCAACAAACTGGACTTTTGAAACCTCAGGTGTTGCACAAGGTTTTGATCGTCATGTTAGAGAACAGTTACCTTGGTACGACTTAGCAACAAATGCAATTCTTCATGTAGCAAGACACTATATACCAGAAAATGGTCTTGTTTATGATTTTGGTGCATCTACTGGAAATATCGGTAGAGCATTAGAACCAATACTAAAAAAAAGAAATGCGCATTTAATTGGCATAGAACCAAGTCAAGAAATGATAAAACTGTATAAAGCACCGGGCGAAATAATATGCAGCAAGGCAGAAACATTTATTGCAAAAGATTTTGACTTATCTGTTTTATTTTTATGTTTAATGTTTATTCCACCAGCCAAAAGATTTAATCTTATGCTAAGACTAAGAGAGAAATGTAAACCCGGAG